GATTGAAGCTGTATCGCCAGTAGTTGAAGTGACTATATCGGTTCTCAAAGGACTGCTAGCTGTATTGAACTTCTTATCTCCTGTAATTGCGGGAGTAGTGGCTGGATTTGCGACATTGTTAATCATACAAAAAGTTAGCGCGGGATTTATTGCGCTGAAATCAGCAACATTCTTAGCCTCAATTACGATGAAGCAATTCGCAGCTGGAGTCGCACTATCTAATACAGCATTAGCTGGTGCCTCTACCGCGACTAAAGTAGCTGGAACGATGATGGCTTTATTTACCGGGAAATTATCAGCAGCAGCTGTGGCTACTAAACTGCTTGGTGGAGCAATCACGTTTCTCTCTGGTCCGATTGGCTGGGTCGTTGCTGGCATCGGAGCGTTAGTTGCTGGACTAACTTTGGCGTGGAAGTGGCTTGGGCAAGCTAGTGATGAGATGAAAGAAACAGCTGATTCAACAAAAGAAATGGCTGATGAAACTTCTGGACTAGTTGATAGTATAGAACGATCAGCAAGTGCACATGAGAAAAATTTATCGGCACTTGAAGGTCAGCGACAAGCAACTAACGAGTTAGTACAAGAGACAATCGAATTAGCGAATGCTGAGAATTTGAGCGCCGCTGAAAAAGAACATTTAAAAGCTAATATTGAGTCATTAAATGGATCAATTGAAGGATTGAACTTAGCGTATAGCGAAGAAGAGCAAGCACTCAACTTAAGTAACGATGCGATTCAAACTCGAGTTGATTTAATGCAGGCAGAAGAAGAACGGGCGGAAGTTCAACAACGACTAGTTGAAATTGCCAAAGAACGCGCAGAAGCTGAGCAACAACTTGAAGAAAACTCGAAAAAACTCGATGAAGCACAACGGGTACTTGACGAATCAGGATTTAACTGGTTTAACCGCAACAAAGAGATTAAAGAATCTGTTGAGGAGCTAGAAACAGCTAATCAAGAGCTTGAAAATAAAGTTGGTGAGTTAACAATTGCTGAAGAAGAGGCTTCGCAACGAATGCAGACGGCTAATGAGCAAGTGGCACAAGCGAAAGAAGAAATGGTTCAACGCGGAATAACTTCTATGTCAGAATTAGAAGCGAAAGACCAAGAAATCGTTCAAAGTATGATGGACCGATACAGCGAGTTATCAGACCATACCACGAATATGTTCGACCAAATATCGCAGAAGAGCGAGATGTCGATTGAAGAGATGAATAAGAATTTACGACAAAATCAGGCGGTAGTTGAAGAATGGTCGCAAGGTTTAGAAACACTAAGTCGCGAAGGTGTTGACGAAGGTATGCTGGAACAATTACGGCGTCTCGGTCCAGAAGGTCTGCCGTACGTTAAAGAATTAGTCGATGCTACACCGGAACAGTTATCCGAATTACAATCCAACTTCAAACAAGGTGGAGAAACAGCTAAAACAGCATTATTCGATAGTATGGGTATTGATGAAGGCGATATGATTAAAGGTATCCCGGAACTGGTTACAAGAACAGATCAAACGCTCAAAGAGTCAATCGAAGGGTCTGGCATTAAACGCGCCTTGCCTGATGCACTAGAAGAAAGTGCTGCCGATGTAGAAGAAGCAGCTGCGAAAACTGGTACAGGGGCGGCTATTGGATTAGAACGTGGATCTGGAGAAGTTAAGGCTGCTGCCCGTGAAATGGGTCAAGGTTTAAATGATGAGTTCACAGCTGTATTAGGTATTCATTCGCCATCAACAGTATTTATCCAGCACGGCCAAGACATTACAACTGGTCTACAACAAGGAGTCACACAAGGTTCATCTGGAGTCTTATCCGCTTTACGTAATTTAGCAACACAAATGGACACTATTATACAACAAGCTACGCAGAAGATGAACAATACGTCATTAACCGGCTTTACTAAGTTAGCAACAGATGCACAAACCAATCTAAACCAGACAACTACGATTGTTCAAACATCAATGAGTAGAATGACATCAACAGTTCAATCAGAATCAAACAAACAAACGCGTATTATTACAACGTTCTATACTGATTTGACCTCACGCACAAGACAAAACGCGACAACAAACGAAACAATACATCGAACAAGTTGGCAGAAGATATCAACAACAACTCAACAATACACAACACGAATAACAAGCACTATCCGGTCGAGTACAACAACTCAAGTGAACACAATACGGACTGGATACAATACTATGGTTAGCAATATTAGAAGTTCAACAAGTCAAGCAGTATCGGTCACACGTGGAGCAATGAACTCTTGTGTCAGCATTATGCGCTCAACCGCAGGACAAGCACGGTCAGCCGGATATAACATGGGGATTGGTTTCAGAAATGGCCTGGCATCAACCCGCGGGTCTATCATGGCAACCGCAAGAAGTATCGCTAACAGTGCATCAAGTGCTATTAGAAGTGCATTAAGAATCCACTCACCATCACGAGTCACAAAAGAACTAGGGATGTTTACAGGTGAAGGTTTAGCGCTTGGTATGAAGGATAAAGTGAAAGACGTTGAGAAAGTTGCAAACCAGCTAGCTAATAGCGCGATTCCACGTATGGATTTAGCAAAATCAATCGGCGGAATTGGACTTGGCGGATCAGGTAGTGCGGTATACAACAATCAATCATTTAATTTCAATGCAACAACTGGCGGTGGCGCTGGTGGTATGACACGTGAAGAGATGATGCGTATGTTCGAAGAATTCAAGTGGTACATTAAGCAGGAAGGGGGAAGATTAGATGGCTAGTATTACGTACAATAATAAGAATAACAAAGAATTCGGTTTGATACTCACAAATGATGTTAGTCATGAGATAAGCACCAACGATATTGAAGCGTTGGAAATTGAAGGTCGTGACGGAGCTGTTTTGCTAGACCATCAGCGATTAAAGCCGATTGAGAAAGCATTCCCTTTTGTCTTGAAAGATGAAGTTTATCCGGCAACAAGCAAGATCTCAGAATGGCTTGGCGCTAAGGGATGGCACGATTTAGAGCTGAGTTGGGATCCAAAGTTTGTGTATAAAGCGACGGTTCTAAAAACATTAAACATTGAAGAAGTTGTGAAGCGATTCGGTAAATTACGAGTCGCTTTTTATGTACATCCGATTAAAGTGTATAAAGACAGTCGACAGTTGCAAAGTATTAGTAACGGTCAGACCGTCCAAAATCGGGGCAATGTGCCGTCTAAACCAATTCTGGAGATAACAGGGTCTGGTAATGCTGAAATCACGATAAACGAACGTCTCACACGTCTGGAGAACTTGCAAGGTGGTGTCACAATCGATATGCAGAACTGGTTGATGCATCATAATTATGCTGCTCAGTGGGATAAGTTATTGCGCACGGAAAGTTCAGATTATCCATATTTGGATGTAGGATCTAATCGCATTAGTTGGACTGGCAACATCAGCGTGAAGCTGGCGAAATACGAGGGGGTCAAGCTATGATACCCGTTCTATTTCCAAAAGAAGAGAAGCAGTTCAGAAGTTATGGGCTTGGCCCGTTGTTTGAAACACTACATGCGGAAGTTAAGAGAGAGCGTAATGGTCAATATAACTTATACATGACGTATCCACAAAATGGACAGCAAGCTTCCGTATTCAAAGAAGGTATGCGAATAAAGGCTGACGCAGGACGACGAACGCCATGGCAAACATTCGAAATTACACGGATTAATCGGCGAAGTGATGCGATTATTGAGATATGGGCGGATCATATTAGCATGCGACTTGCTAAGACAATGATTAAGCCGAAAGTTGAAATCCACGATGCGAATGCAGAAACAGCACTCAGGCGGTGGGTTAGTCAACTTGTCGGGGATGATGAATGGGAAGTTTGGTCCGATATCGATACCGTCGGAAGCACTGCGTGGAGTGTTGATAGCGTAGAGAACGCACGTCGAGCGTTAGGTGGAACAAGAGGTTCTATCTTAGATGTTTGGGGTGGCGAGTTCGAGTTTGATAACAAGAGAGTTAATCTCTGGCAGAATCTTGGACGTAAAACACCTGTCGTTCTAGAATACGGACGTAACATCACCAAAATTGAGAAAGAGAATAAAGAAGAAACAGTCTATACATCAATTTATCCATTCGCGAGAGCGGAAGAGGATAATATTATCACTATTCCGAAGTATGTTGTGGATGGTAAATATATTGATATGTACGATCATAAAAAAATTAAGCTCGTGGACTTCTCGGGTGAATTTGATACTGAAGAGAATAAACCGACAGCTGAAAAATTACAGAAGCTTGCTGAAAAATATGTTGAACAGAACGATATAGGAGCGCCGCACGAACACATCAAGATAGAATATGTTGATTTGTCAAAAACACTGGACTATCAAAATGTCCGCTATATCGAAGAAGTCGAGCTGTGTGACAGGATACCCATTTATTATCCGAAGTTTGATATATACAGCAAAGAAGCGAAGGTTGTTGTTATAACATACAACGTTATCAAAGATGAAAACAAGTCAATTGAGCTTGGAGTAATCGGTCGAGGATTTGGTTCAACAGTTGCTTCATCACTTAGCGGGCGAATGCATGAACTGGAGCAATTACAAGCACAACAATCCGGACAAGTGCAGAGTTTAGTTAATTCGGCAGGTAACCGTATTTGGTATGGAGAACCGCCGGATGATATTGAACATAAAATTGGCGACGTTAAATTTATTCAGAACGGAAAATACCAGCAGATGTATATCTGGGATGGTAGTCAATGGAAGCTGATCGTTGATACGGAGCATTTAAACAAAGTGGAAAAACTTATTGGCGATATGGAAGAATATTGGCGCAAAGCAGACGAAGCGTTCGAGAAGCAACAAGCGGAGAATGAACGACGGCTCGAAGAGTTCCATCAATCGCTGGAGCAGTTCCGGCAGTCGCTAGATGAGAATGATAGAGAAGCTGATAGAAAAGTCAATGAGTTTAGAAAGCAACTGGAACGTGATCAGCAAGAGCGTGAGCGAATTCGTGAAGAGAATCAAGAAAAGATTAATGAGTTTGAGCGCCACTTAAGCGATTTTGAGCAACAACTCAAGAGCTTTGATGCTGGGATGCTCGAAGGTCTGGATCAGCGGATTGCTGAAGCGCTGGATAATGCGGATATCAGTCAAAAAATTAATGAGCTAGTCCGTAACATCATCAACGACGCAGGCTTTGGGAATGCATTGCAAGATATTGAAGACAAGCTGGAACAAACGTCGCAAACTGCACGAGTGAATGCCGAAATTATTGGTGGCGACGGAAAGACTCGCTACAACAAAAATCGAACAGACACCACGAACGCTACAATTCAGCTAGAAACAGGCTATGTGGAGATTGGTTCGAATGGTCCGGACGGTTGGCCAACAGATGAAAGTGGCCGGTTGAAAGAACTCACCATAAGTTTTGAAGCGGAATGCATCCCGCGCGGGTCAAGTACGGTCACGGTTCGATTGTCTACACCACTTTGGTATGGTGCTGCGATTGAAATGCGCCCGGATAACGAGTTCTATCCAGTAGCTGATAAGAAAGCGACAGCACGCGAGACAGAGCTATTTGCGGTTTATAACGATGAATATACGCTGGATGTGGATAGCCCGTGGTTTGCGGAGAAAGCAACGCAACGGGTAACAGTAGATAGTGATAAGACCGTAACGGTCAATCCACGCTTAAAGACAATTGCTGACGGGAACTTAGAAGCGGAGTTTTATGGTGAGTGGAACGTAGAACCAGAGTTAATATTCGATGGAGGAGTTGATTAGATGGCAGACAAGATACCAATTAGAGTGCAGCACAGGCGTAAAAGTGCGAGCGATTGGCAGAGCAGTGAAGAGATACTACTAGCTGGAGAGCTGGGGGTAGAGTCTGACACAGGCAAAGTAAAAGTCGGTGACGGAACCAGTCGATACACGGACTTGCAGTACTTGACGGGTCCGAAAGGGGAACAAGGTGATACTGGACCACGTGGGAATCCAGGTCCACAAGGTCCAAGAGGGAACACTGGACCGCCCGGACCAAAAGGAGCGACTGGCGAGCGAGGGCCTGAAGGGAACACTGGCCCACGAGGCGAACGAGGCCCGCAAGGACAAACGGGTGAAACTGGTCCGCGCGGTGAGAAAGGCGATTCAGTTACCGTTCAAAGTACTCAGTGGTTAGACAACGGCAACACACAAATTACGTTTAGTGACGGAAATACTGCCGAAGTTCAGAAAGGTCGAGACGGGACGGTAAGTTTAGAAGGCTTAAGTAATGAGCAAATCCGAACGGCCTTGAGCAGTGTGTTGGATGACTATGCTCGAATTAATCATGCGCATGACGAATACATTCGAAAACGAAGCGAAGCAGAGTTTGGTCGTAAAATAACGATCAACGGGAATGGTTCACAATACGCTATCTTCAATATCAAGAATGGCGGTGCGAGCTTAGAAGAATACATCACTCCTCAAGGCGACTGGGGACTATATGTGAACGGCGAGAACCGTGTGATTGCAAAATCGGATAAGTTTGAACATCATACAAATATTGATATGCTTCAGAATAAGATTGTTAATTTACCCGCACCCACCGAAGACGATCATGTAGCGAACAAGAAATATGTAGATGAGCATGTGGAGTTATTTTTTGGTGAAAGTGTTGAAGGATTCTCGAATGAAATA